AAGCGGCTTATCAATCAAAACTTAATTTGTCTTGCTCATCACCGTTGTAATTCCAAAAATTCTGCATCTCTTTTTGGCGGCGCAAGGCTTCTCTGTTTTGGCGTTCAAGTCTTTCTTTTTCCTGTTCGGTAAGTTCTTTACTCTGTGCAGGCTTTTGCTTTGATTTATTAGCAATGATGTAGCCGCTCACGAAAGAAACGGCACAAAGCAAAAGAATAAGAATAACCAGGATTAAAACAAGCATTACGGTGGTCATTAAGTCCACCCCCCTTTCATATCGTTGGCAAGGGCTGTGCCCGGTGTGGTGCGCCGTCTCTTTGGCGGTGCAGGTCTGAAAGCACTTGCACTCTGTACTGCATAACGCAGCGCATCCATAAGGTGATTATCACTGTCGACGGGTTTATCGGTCGGTCTGCCCTGCTTATCCTTTGCCCAGGCATACGTTGACAGCTCGGCAATGGTGTTTTTACATTTAGGGTGAACGATTATCCGATATTCCTGTATAAAGTTGATGCCTGCTCTTATAGAGTCGGCGCCCTTAACACTATCTGCAATACGCAGGCCCATTCGGCGCAGGTCGTCGTTGCTCTTGGGCTCTGCAGAATCGGCAACAATTCGCTCTTTTGTATAGCCAAGTGCCTTGATACGCTCTGCTATTGCGCTGTTAAGCAGTCGAGTCTCGTAAAACTCATCGTATATATAAAGCAGCTTATCCGTTGGATTGATAACTGCGGCGATAAAAGCCGTAGGGTCGTTGGTATATCCATAGTCAAGACCGAATATGTGCCTATACTTCCAATCGTCAGTGTCGCATATATTTGACACGTCAAAGCTTTCAACCGACCAATTCTCATACACAAGACCTTCAGACACGCCCCACTCGCCAAGGCCTGCAACGGCATAACGGCGAGGATTGTTAACTCGCATCTGCTCGAACATACGTTTATCACTTTCGTCAAGCCATTCATTGCAGGTATAGTTGGTTGTCATCGCAAGGGTATCTTCATCGGGATTATCAAAGAAGCGTGACTTAATCCAATGGGTATCACTCCAGGGGTTAAGGGTTAGGGTTATTTGCTTAAAAAGACCCTCGGGAACGGCGCCGCGGATTGACTCGTTTATCATATCGAAATCAGCCTCTCGCTCTATCTCGTAGGCTTCCTCTATCCAAAGCCAACAAAGCGAGCCCACATTGACGGTAATTGAGGTGACTTTCAACGGGTCATCAAGACCGCGAAACAGTATCTTTTGCCCCGTTGGGATATAGGTCATTTCAAGAGGGCTTTCTTTAACAGCCCAATAATCATCCACGCCCAACCGATGTATTGCCCACTTAAGCTCTGAAAAGCAACTGTCGTGCAGGCTTCGGTAGGTTTTACGCACTACAAGGGTATTTGCAAGAGGATATTGCATCATTCGCACAATGGTATTAAGCGCCGTTGTTTTACTCTTTTTAGAGGCTCGGCTGCCTTTACAAACACGAAATCTGCCTTTAAATCGCCAAAAGGTGCCGTAACCGCCGCCAACTACTTCGGGTAAGCTGATATTGTTAGTCTTTAACTTCGCTGTCACCCGAAATCACCACCGGCAGTGCGCCCTTAACTTTGTTATCCGATTTTGTTGAATATCCGTACTTGCTCATCCACAAACCTGCAAGGCTTGAAGGTATCTGTCCCGATTCGAATTTTTCACGGGCATCCACCTCGCATTCTTCGCGTATGCGCGTTACGATGTCACAAAACCGCTCATCATCTGCATATGTGTCATAGAAATCCTGGCGCGGCAGTTTGATGAACTTACAAAAGCCTGCAATGGTCATTGTTATAGGCCTGTTGACCTCTGCAGTTATGAATTTTCCAAGCTTTGACGAGAACTCTGTGACGGTTGCTTTGTGGTTTGCACAATAATCACAGTATTCATCCCACTTTTTTGCAAGTGCGGCAGGGGTTTTGAATTTTCTCGGCCGTGCCATTATCTATTTCACCTCGCATAAATATAACTTCGGGTATTGCAAAAGCGCCCTGCCGTGAAGGACAAGACGCTTTCGCAATCTTCAGAAGGAGTGATAGTTGGGATATGTCAACTGTGCCCGACGCCGCCGTCTCGGACTTATGGGGCACACCTTCCTTGAGGTATTTCCCGTCAACCTCACATTAGCACAATAACATAAAATTTGGTGACATTGGGTGACATCTTTTGTTTTTTAACAAAATTATTTATTTGTGCTTTTAGGGTTAAATTCTATCACTCTTAAGGCGGTGCCGTGTAACCGAATCGCGTGGCGTTTACTATAACCAATTCGGTCACCAATAATATCCCAATTACGCTCACCGTCTATGTATCTGATTATGATTATATCTCTGAGTGTTTTGTTTTTAATTCTAACAATAGCCCGTTTAATACATTGCTCAAGTTCGCCCAATTCCCTTGCGTTATATTCGAGCTCTTGCTCAATCTCGCCGATACGGTCAATGACGGTCTCAAGCTTGTAGTTATCCCCACCCCGTGCGCTTGCTCCCATTGGTGAGGACAGACTATATGCGACAGAACGCCACCGAGCTAACTGCCGGTTAAGGCTGTCCACTCGGTCGGCGATGTGCTTATAGTCTTTGAGTATGATTTTCTTTTCTTCAACGGTCATCCTTATCGCCTCTATGTGACTTGAGCATTCTTTCAAAAATTTCAACACACTGCAATATGTCGGGTGTTAAATAACTGTTTATTCTGTTTCTTAACTCTTGCATATCTTGTGGTAGTTCCCGACCATAACTATAATACGACCAAGCTATGCTTCCGGCTATTGCAGCTATAGTATCACTATCTCCGCCTAACGAAACAGAATTCCGCAAAGCATCCTCAAAGTTTTCAGACTCTAAAAAGCACAATATGGCCTGAGGCACAGATTCTTCGCATGCCAAATCGAACTCATAATCAGGTCTAATCTGATCAAGTGTTTTGTTCAAAGAATAATAGTTATCGTTGATATAACAACGGATATCTTCTTTGCTTTTGCCCGTTTTTGCCAAAAATATTGCTGCAGATACAGCCTGGGCGCCTTTAATCCCATCCGGGTGGTTATGGGTAATTTCTGCCGATTGCTTTGCTAAATCAATAGCCTCGTCTAAAGTTCTCGCTACCAAAGCACACGGAGACACACGCATAGCTGAACCATTAGCAAAACTGTAATAAGGCTTAGGGTCAGTTTCGTTCAGCCATTTTTTAAAGCTTTCACCGTAGCCTGCTTTAGGATATTTTTTGCACAAGGTTTGCATCTCTTTAATAAGAGCAGGCTTGAAATCCTCTGCGCCCTCAATATGCCGAATCAAAGCGTTTGCAACTGCAACAGTCGTTATGGTATCATCTGTGTATTCGTTCTCTGAATTAAGCAAAACAAAATCTTTTGACTTTATTCCGTCTAATTCATACCTGGACCCTACAACATCCCCTATAATTGCTCCATACATTTCGTTTTCCTCCTTTTAATGTTTACAGATTTCTGTAAATAATTGTCGTAATTATTATATTTCAAGCCAAATCCTATAAATAGTACTAATTCGTTCATCACATTACTTTATTTGGCCACAGCACACAAAGACATAATTAACAGTGTGATAAACGAGCCTAAACAAGCACCTAACCAAAACATAACAATTACCCCTTTCCTCTTTGTTGTGCAACATAGCGGCCATAGTGAATGGTGCCGCTTTTATTTACGAAATCCACCAGCTTTTGCGTATCACTGCCTATTTTGTGCCGCTTGCTTTTGTATGTATCGGGCCGTTCAAGGCATGTGCCGCGCGGCTGTAAGCGCCGCTCTGATATAGGCTTCGCCTGTTCTGCCTCTTCATCGGTGCGGAATACTCTGTGTGTGCGGAGTGCTTGAAGCTTGTCCCGGCAAGCATCGCACATACCTTTTGGGCCGCCTCGGTTTCTATTGCAAAATTTACATTTCATCGTTCTGCTCCTGTTTCTTTCTTTGGTTCGTCTGACAACAACCGTGGGATATATTAAGGTGTTTTTGAAAATTCGGGCAAATCAAGAACGTTCATAATCTCACAGATTTTACCTATCTTTTCAAGGATATAACTGTCATTCTTGCCGTAAGCGGAATAGTGGCGCAGTGCGTTATATAACAACTCGCGCTCCTCTACACTAAGATGCAGTTCGATACCGTTGTCATTCTTTTCAGCGAATAGCATTATGTATCACCCACCAATTCTTTTAAGAGGTTGTTAAGAAAATCATCTAAACCTCGCAAACAATCAATTTTGCCACCGCAATACGATATAAAATCGGTTTTATCGCCAACATTATGTTTGTCAATTTTTTCCGCTCTTGCTTGATAATTGCTTTCTAATGCTTCTGCAATTTCCCCTTTCACCTTTTCAATACACTCTTTGTATGCTTCGGCTTTAGTTTCATCTATCCTTTTATACAAGCGTGAAATTTCTATATCTTGTTCATCAATGCAATTTTGCAACCTCTCATTCTCTGCTTGTAGGCGGTAGATTAGGTGACGAGCGCGAAAAGCTATAACAGAGACACTTGTTGCCCATTTAACAGGACATTCAAACAACATCCACCTCACATTATCGTCAATATATTCCAAAGCTTTTATAATCTCAATATCAGTAATGTTCTCGTTATCGGTCATAAATATTTAACCCACCTTTGTTTCATTTCTTTTGGCACACCGTTATCTCTACAACGAGTGCCTGTCCACATTTTACCGCCAGCTTGTCCCTCACAGACAAAATTACTTGCTTTAAGGCTTGCTCCGTTTTCGCTTTCAAGTATGTATGTGATTATTTTTTTATATCCCATTTCTTTAGCAATCCGTACACAAGCTCCGTATAATCGGCTACAAGCATTTTTATGTCCGTTAGTACAAAGTCTGTTTATTTCAAGCGTGATGCCGTCATCGTAATGTCGGCTCACAGGTCTACCACATATAGCAACACCGACTATATCATTAGCACTCTTTAAACCTATACAAAACTTGCAACCTCTAACAGCTTTATGGTGTCGGTGATAATCTGTGACATATTCATTAGCCTGTTTTAATGATATTGGTATTATATCGGTCATTCGGTATCACTCCTTACCTCGTCAAACAATCTATTAAAAGCGGCATAGGTAAGTCTTATTCTTTGCCCTTTCTTTGCCAAAACCACATAC